AACTTATCGATTATAGTTTCTAAAGTTTTTTAGATTTATAATTCCTAGAATAGTTTTGAAGAAGTTAATATAAAATAGACAATTCCAGACGAATTGTACGAATTTTAATTTATAGTTTCTAAAGTGTTTGAGATTTATAAATCCTAGAATAGTTTTGAAGCAGTAAATATAAAATAGACAATTCCAGACGAATTGAACGAATTTTAATTAATAGTTTATAAAGTGTTTGAGATTTATAAATCCTAGAATAGTTTTAAAGAAGTAAATATAAAATAGACAATTCCAGACGAATTGAACGAATTGATCTGATCGAACGAATTTTAATTAATAGTTTCTAAAGTTGTTTGAGATTTATAAATACTAGAATAGTTTTAGGAATATTTACTGCAATTTGGCAATTTGTGTTATATCATTAAAAAAATGTTCAACTCATGTTCTCAAGTTTTTTTTTCAAAATGTGATGTTATTTTTAGTGCGCCACAAATATGATCTTGAATCATGTTGAAGGTTGTTTCAGTATTCGTTTGGATAAGTTCTTCAATACCATCTCGAAACTTCATCATTTCATGTGTATCAATAAATGTTGCAGTAAAATGTACATTCAAATCTTCAACTAATTCAGTGTTTCCTGGATGCTCGGCATATTCAACATCTGTATTGAAGAACAACACTTGGTTATCGTCACGAGCAGCACAACAAAGTGGCTTTATGAGAAGGTACTTGCACATCTTGTAAAACTCTACAAGATGTGTAATGTTGCGATCGATTTTATATTGCTTATTCAATTGTACTTCATATGGTATAAATACAGTCACCTTCAATTGTTCAAAGATCTCAGAAAATATTTCCTTTAAGCTACAAAGCCGCCATTCCGAAATAAGCTTGTTGTCATGAATGCGTTTCATATAGCTTTTTATAACACTATTATATCCGTAAAAAGTATCCAATATTTTTTTGATTGTAGATGTGTCATTTGTCATGGACAAATATACAGATAAATTGTAGTTATTGTTTATCGATGCGACTAATGGTTCGACAGGGTTCACTATTGGTTCGGGTACAATATCAACTGATGGTGCAATTACTTTGATATGTCTACATAAAATACGTGATTTTATTTCATATGTGAGTTCTACTTTACTGAATTCATTACAATCTGTTTTTCGATTCATATGATTTTTCATATGTGATCTTTGAGTTGTTTTATAAAAGCATCTGGGACATTCTAATGAACCCTTTTTCATTAGCTATGTTGTTTGTTTTAGTCTTATATGGCTTTGCTAATTTGGCTCAATCATCCGATTTGACTCGCTCCTTTTGTTTTTTAATTTATAATTCCTAGAATACAACTTGGATATGGAAATTCTTCAGGGTTCAGGCAGTTTTTAAATTGGTTTTCAGATATATTCGACGGTTGAACGAATATATCTGATTTTCAGAATAAAATTTATATAATTATATATATTATATATATTTTTTGTAAAATGAATTTTTGTAAAATGAATTTTCAATGAGTTGTCAATGAGGAGTGCTCAAATCTTGAGCTTAGACATTTGAATATCTAGGAGTAGCTTTGTGGCCTTCTTCTCAGTGAAGATTCCGTGTTCAATGCACCACTTAATGGCCATCGCACTTGACTTCTTTTGTTTGTAAAGCGAAGTGTAGAACTTGAACAAAGGTTCTGTGTCAACAGGTGTCTTGTACTTCTGTCCAATCTTGAAAGACGCGTCTTTCAGAGCCTTTGTAGGAACCTTAGTAAGCGGGATATTGGTCGGCTTAGCAGCAACCTTTTTGGACGGCTTAGCATCCGATGGCTTGACAGTCTTGACAGATGTCATAGCTGCTGTCGCCTTGACAGTCTTGACAGTTGCAGCTGTCGCCTTGACAGTTGCAGTGGCGAGCTTTGCAGTGGACATCTTGACAGGACTTTTTGTATATTGTTTGATCTTAGGTGGCATATATAATATGAGTATCAATTTTCTTTAGGTTTGATTGTTTCACCTAGAGATTTTTGCATCCAAGTTGAATCGTTAGAGAACATACCGCCTAATTTGTTCATAACATTGTTATCTGCGAGTTGCTCTTCGTAGTAAGTGCGAGGAATGAATTTATAAACTATTTTTGTATCATCATGCAAACCTTTAAGTTTTTGTTCATATATACCGTGTGTAATCATGAAGATACCTATAAACAAAAGAAGAACAATGAAAGTTTTCATTTATATATATATCTCAAATAATGTTTTCTAGAGACTGTGCGAGATCTGTAACGGTCACATTGATAGCGGGATCAAATTCTGCAGCATCATCATGGTGCATCTTAATTGGTTGTTGTATATCTCCTTTTCGCTGTTGGTAATGTTGTTCTTTCATTTCTCTGTTATCATTGTATTTTTTCATCAGAGTATTAAGTTGTGAGTCAGCGAATTCGGATTGCATGCCATCTGGATTTGGATCCCATGGGCACCAACAGCCTGTTTGTGCAACATAAACATTAAATTTAGCATCGAACATTTGAATTTGCTTTGCGCGATTTTGAGCTTCAGGGAGGGTATCATACGTTCCCCTAACTTTAATTCCCCTAACACAAGTCTGGAATTCATTTTTCACGAGATAATCACGATCCATATCTTCTCCGAATTTACGGCGGAAAGCATCATATTCTTCATAAATTCCATCACCATCTGCATTGATATAATCGAATCTATCGTGAAGACCCTTAATCATATCTTGAATTGCTGCATCTCCTGCACATTTTTCTGATATATTTTCAAACATTGTATTGATGTCTCGTCCAATAGCTTGTAGGAATTTTTGAGCCACAAAAACGTCTTTATTTTTAATAGCTGCTTCGGGTGACAGGAATGATAGACAAACATATTTTTGTCCACGGATCTCAGGGTCTTCATCAAGGAAATCTTGTTTTTTCAGATCAATAAGATTGGACTCCATATATGTAAGTTAACAAGAGGCAATTCTTTAAGTGATATTTTATATCTAATGATACATATAAAGAAATGAACACAGAAGTGATTGATATTGATTTTCGTGAACTTGCCTCAAGGATTCTGAAGTATATATTCGAGGGTCTTATTGTAGCAGTTGCAGCATACCTCATTCCAGGAAAGAAACTAAAGTTTGAGGAGATCATAACTATTGGCGTAATAGCTGCTGCGACGTTCTCAGTTCTCGATCTTTTTGCACCATCTATTGGCCAATCTGTTCGAACTGGTGCGGGTCTAGGGATAGGTGTGAACCTAGTTGGCGGAATAAATCCCGGTCCACTCCTAAAATAAAATCTTAACATAAGAATATAATGGTGAAGTATCTCCCCAAACTGCCAAAATTCCCAAAACTTGCAAATGAGAGACAAATGATGATGGGATTTTCTCTCACAACCCCTGCTGTCATTGCGTTCATCGCGTATGCGATCCTAGCACTTGTGATTATTCTACCATTTGAGTTCCCTGTGACAGATGAGCGCACTGGTGAAACTCACATTGTGAAATACAATTTAACTGAACGGTTTGTCGCCCTTCTTCTCCTGATTGTGCCTACAGCGTTGTCGGTGTACACCATTAATTGTATGATGGCAGGAAACTGTGTGCTGTGGTCGTATGTTGTTAGCTTTGTGTCTGTCTTCTGGGTTGTTCTATTCATTATATCTGCGCTCATTTACACTCTTCGCAAATAAACTATTCATTCATTTATAAATTCATTTATTCATTCATTCATTCATTTTGAGGGAATCATTTCATAAAAGAAGGAAATGATTTAAAGATCTGGGGAGAAATAACAGAATCGTAATATGTCGACATTGGATATATGTCATAAAAATCAATTAACCGAAATTGAATGTAGAAATGGTCACATAGCTGAACTGAAAGGTAAAATAGTAGAAATTGATACGAAAATCCGAAACCTTTCAGAGAAGTCAAAATGTTTAATGACCGATGTCGAGTTTGAGAACTACATTGCACTCGTGGACAAGAGATTACATTTAAAGGAGGATGTATGCAAGGTTGAGAAATTGACGAATGAGGACACATATTACACTGATATATCACATATTTTGTACAAGTATTATGAACTAATCGAGTGTGGTCAAGGCCAATCTGACCACCAAATTGATACGAAGAATAAAAACTCCATCATGAATTATTTCATATCATCTACGCAACCCAAACCAGATGTGGAGAAGATCAGTTCTCCCGTTGTGGAGAAGATCAGTCAGAAGACGAGAGGTGTGCTATTAGAGGATTATATGTCATCAGTCGATAGTAACTTTATGAGGAACAAGAGTATAATGTGTGAGGACACATGTGTTCATTGTTCATCTACTAACATGGTTATTCTAACATCTGATGGTTATATGTATTGTAAGGATTGCTCATCTGTCGATAATTTAATAGTGGATCATGACAAACCTTCATATAAAGATCCACCGAAAGAGATCACATATTTTTCATATAAACGTATCAATCATCTGAATGAATGGCTGAATCAGATCCAAGGTAAGGAGACGACGGAGATTCCTGAAGAGATATATGATCGGATTCTCATCGAGATAAAGAAGATGCGCATCACGAATATGGCTGATTTAACATACGACAAGGTGAAGCGAATACTTAAACATCTGAAGGTCCATAAATATTATGAGCATATCCCCCATATAATCAATCGTCTGAACGGCTTACCGATGCCGAACTTTACGTATGAATTGGAGGAGAAATTGCGATCCATGTTCAAACAAATTCAAGCACCTTTTTTGAAACACTCACCTGCAAAGCGAAAGAACTTCTTGTCGTACTCGTATGTTTTGCATAAATTCTTGCAGCTGTTGGAAAAGGATGAATATGTAGTTTATTTTCCACTGTTAAAATCGCGAGATAAATTGGCAAGCCAAGACAAGATTTGGAAACTCATCTGTAAGGAATGTGGATGGGAGTTTATTCCGTCCTTGTGATTTTATCATCGCGATTTTAACACCCATGTATAGCAATTCCAAATTCTTAAATGGATATGTAAACGCGATGCATATAGATTCAAAATTATTTTCTTGTCCTATATTATAAACAAATGGGAGGAGGACTTATGCAACTAGTCGCTTACGGTGCCCAGGACATTTACCTTACGGGAAACCCTCAAATCACGTTTTTCCGTATTGTGTACCGTCGCCACACCAATTTTTCGCTCGAGTCGATCGAGAACACCTTCTCGGGTGCTGCTGATTGGGGCAAGAAGGTGACGAGCACCATTTCCCGCAATGGTGATCTTGTCCACAAGACCTACCTGCAGGTGGCTCTACCTGCTGTCACTGTTCCCGTGCCTGCGTCAACTGGCGCTGTTGACGCGAACGGTTTCCGCTGGCTCAACTGGCTCGGCCACATTCTTGTTAAGACTGTCGAGCTTGAGATTGGTGGCCAGCGCGTGGACAAACACTACTCTGCGTGGCTCCACATCTGGAATGAGCTGACCCAGACTGCTGGCCATGCTGCAGGTTACGCAAACATGGTTGGCAACTCTGCCGACCTCACCAGTGTCACCGAGGTTAACAAGACCGACACTGCATCCAAGACCGTTGCTGCCAAGACCCTGTACATTCCTCTACAGTTCTGGTTTTGCCGCAATCCGGGGCTCGCTTTGCCTCTTATAGCCTTGAATTCAGTAGGGCGGAAAAGTATTCAGCCTGCAGCATCTGAGCTCTGCTGCGGGAAAACTCTGTTGGGGTCTCAGGTGTCCGCTTTTGGCGGGCACTCCCAGATGCTAGTGGGATGTTGCTAAGCAACATTCTGCAACAGAGCCAAATTGCGGGAACCCCCTAAAGCCGTATAAAAAGTTGATATTAAAGGTTAAGTAAATAAAGTATATAGAATGATCAAAAAGATATGTAGCAAATGTAAGACGGAGAAAACAGTCGAGGATTTTGGGAAGCTCTTAACAAGCAAGGATGGATTACGGTATGATTGCAAGATGTGCAGACAAAAATACCGAGAAGCTTACAAAGCATCCATAAGAGCAGCAAAGCGCAAAGAGAAATGTCAACGTGAAACATATGTTGATACACTCGAGATCGCCCCAATTAAAAAGAATAAGGAAAAGATGACCGAGGAAAAACGCCTAACAAATATGGACTTACACATTAAGGAAGTCCTTCAAGGGAAGTTGGGTAGAGTTTTTTCGAGGCAACAAGAGTATTATTCAAAATTAACGGGGTGCAACTTGAAATTCTTGAAGAGATGGGTCGAATATAGGTTTACCAAAGAGATGTCATGGGACAACTTTGGAACATATTGGCAAATCGACCATATTCTTCCAATCAAAGCTTTCAGGTTTTCGAAACAGACTGATAAACATAAGAACATTTGCTTTCATTGGACAAATTTGCAACCATTACCAATTGCAGAAAACATAGATAAAATCATACTACATCAATACTTTAATAACTTAGTAACAGTACATCGATTCAATCAAACCTTTAAAGAATACTTGGGGTACCAAGCGATACGCGAAAGCCTATCGTGGCTGAGAACAGAACTCAGGTATGGTAAAAATCCCCCGGATGCACAATGGGCAATCCGCAGCCAAAATCCTAAACTCGCTTATGATAAGAGCAAGGATGCGGTTCAACGACTAAATGGTTCTGGGCATGAGGGTTCTAATCAAACCCAATGATTGCTTAAGATATAGTCTAGACCCTTATAAAATACTCCGAAAGGAGGGGTATAACGTACAATATCACGAAGTTAAAATTAACGTTGAACTTGCACCACTCACTGACTGCTACTGGTCGGGTACCAAAACCGGCTCCGCTTGGTCCACCGCTATGTCCACTGTTGTGCCCGGCTCCCTCTCGTCGTGCTCTCTATGGGTGGATTATTGCTATCTTGATACAGAGGAACGCCGCCGTATGGCGCAAGTTTCGCACGAATATCTCATTGAGCAACTTCAGTTCACTGGCGACGAGTCTACATCGTCTGGCAACTACAAAGCAAAACTCAACTTTAATCACCCTTGTAAAGAATTGATTTTTGTTGTCCAGCCAAATTCCCACGTTGAGTCTGCCGCACTTGGCAAACAGTGGTTCAACTTCACCGACGCTGTTGACACCTCTGTTGACGCAACCACTTTCTACAAGACCCTGGCGTCAGGTGGCTTTATGCCCCTGTCCGGTGCCAACCCCGTCTCCAAGGCCAAGATCCAGCTCAATGGCCACGATCGCTTCGCCGAGCGCGATGGCGACTACTTCAACCTGGTGCAACCTTACCAACACCACACCAACGTTCCCTCTAAGGGCATCAATGTGTACTCCTTTGCACTCCTCCCAGAGGAGCACCAGCCATCTGGCTCTTGCAACATGAGTCGCATTGATAACGCGACCCTTCAGCTAACACTCACCAACACCGCCGTTGCTAATGGCGCATCTGTTCGTATTAAGGTGTTTGCAATTAACTATAACGTTTTAAGGATAATGAGTGGGATATTTGTATGCCTGTCCCAAACAGTCAGCTGCCATGTTGGGTACCTTGCCTCCAACATGGATAAACAGTGTAAGCAAAGTATTGTTGCTGATGAGCAACAATCATCTAACTGGCTAGTAGGCTGCTATTAAGCAGCCTGCAACACTTCCAAATTGCGGGAAACTCCTAAGAGCCTTAACTACTACTCCAGTGAGAAATCACCAGCGAGCACTCAGGGTAATGACCTCGAGAACAGTAAAAACGTTAAGGATTGGACAATCCGCAGCCAAGCTCCTAAGCCCGCTATGTAAGGGTATGGAGAAGGTTCAGAGACTAAATGGTAGTGGGGGTGAGAGAACTAACAATTCTCAATGAACTCTTAAGATATAGTCCGGCCGTTAGCGAAAGCTAATGGACAAGCCCCAGGGCGGGCTTGCGTACAGCAACTGAGGGGTGGTTTGGCATACTCTTCATTTGGTGTACTTAGTTGTTTTTATGAAATTGATTTAATTGAAAAATTGATATTCATTCATGTAGTTTGATTTAAAGGGTTGGATATCACATAATATCAGTATTATCATAATGCCGACATGCACAACATGTCAAGTTCTGAAGTCAGAGACTGACTTTGAAAGAAGTTCACCTGGAGTTTTGAGGAAACAATGCAAGGAATGCCATAAAAAACAACGCAAGCTTTCTCTATCAAAGGCTCCCAAAGTGGACCCTGAGACTGTACAGAAACCGCTTGCATGTGCTCAGTGCTCCAAGGGTCCCGGTGAAGTTGAATTTACATGGCGACCTGAAACTAATAATTGGCGAAACACTTGCAAGAATTGTTATAATGCAAAGAATTACAGCGCTACAAGTCGTGCTCGTCGGCGTGAAACGGATGAAACAGCATTTCTTCAAAACAATGCAAGAAGTGCTAAAGAGTGGCGCGACAACAATAAACAACATGTCAGAGAGTGGAAAATGACAAATGCTAATTATAGACTTACTGCGATCAAACAACAAGCTAAAGTGAAAAATATTCCATGGGATGCGTCAATGACACACGATCATTGCATATCTCTTATGGTTGCAGATTGTTATTATTGCAACCGAAATGATGCAGAATGTGTCAATGGCATCGATCGAATGGACAATTTTGGCGGCTATACTCAAGTGAACTGTGTGTCGAGTTGCAAACAATGTAACTTTATCAAGCGATGCCTTGATGTAAATACATTTGTTGAAAGATGCTGTCATATTGCACACCATAATGGGTACCCAACTGCACCAACACAAGATAATGCGTGGCCATCTACAACAAGAAGCTCTTTCACAGCATACAAGGAGCGAGCTGTGAAAAAGAACATCGAATTCAACCTGAATGAAACCGAGTTTGTCATGATTTCAAAAAGTCCATGTAGATATTGCAAGCGGTTGAATTCAGGAACAAACGGCATCGATCGCATTGATAACACAATTGGATATAACAAGGAGAATTGTTGTTCGTGTTGTTCAGAATGCAACTACATGAAGTCTGATCTCCTTGTTGAAGAGTTCTTACAAACGTGTACAAATGTCGCCAAAAGGAAACATGACATTCAAATCCCAAGTGATATGAGGAGGTGTTATAAGTCTATTTGTAAAAGGTGTTGATATCTGATTTTTTCTTGACATTTTAACATGTATGAGTGATGTAAAGTGAAATGTATGATTAATCAATCCAATTTGCATTGATGAGCTGAGCATCATGCTTTTACTACGGATGATGAACAAGGAATTATCAAACTTACTTAAAATAGAATGACAATACAAAATTTATAGTGGATCTGGATGATGTATGGAAGTCTATCGGTTTTTCAACTAAAACTAATGCTAAAAGATATATTTTGAAACATTTCAGTGGAACCTTAGATTTTATTGAAAACAAATCGCTAATCCCGCGGGATCAGCGATCTCATATTCGTGGTGGGCAAAATAACATTAATATTGATATTCATTCATGTAGTTTGATTTAAAGGGTTGGATATCTACATAATATCAGGTTAATCACAATGCCGACATGCACAACTTGTCAATGTATGAAATCAGAGATTGACTTTGAAAGAAGTTCACCTGGAGTTTTGAGGAAACAATGCAAGGAATGCCGTAAGAAGCAACGCAAGCTTTCTGTAGCAAAGGCTCCCAAAGTGGACCCTGAGACTGTACCGAAACCGCTTTCTTGTGCTCATTGCTCCAAGGGTCCTGGTGAAGTTGAATTCAAATGGCGACCTGAAACTAATAATTGGCGAAACACTTGCAAGAATTGTTATAATGCAAAGAATTACTGCGCTTCAAGTCGTGCTCGTTTGCGCGAAACAGATGAAACTTCATTTCTTCAAAACAATGCAAGAAATGCTAAAAAATGGCGTGACAATAATAAACAACACGTTACAGAGCAAATCTAAACGGAAAATGAAAATGAATATGCGAAACAAAGGTGTCAAATCATCATTATCTTATGAGATTTACTAAATAAGTATTCACAATATGCATGTGTTAATCTGCGACGCTCAACGGGACATTGGGGGCCCGTTAAAGTATATAAGGACATCGTGATATATCATTGTAATCAGATGGACATCCTGAAAAGCTTCATCCTTGATGGCACTGAACACAGTGTTAATGTTCTTTGGGAAGACGACACGCCATTTTTTCGTGCCAGTGAAATTGGACAGATCTTGGGCTTGAAAAATATTCATACAACCATCAATGATTTTGACTCAGATGAAAAGGAATGCCATGAAAGACAACGCAAGCTTTCTGTAGCGAAGGCTTCAATGGTGGACGGTCCAGCATTATTAAGGTTTTCAGAAGTAATTTTCAAAGCTTCTGGTATTGAATATAATATCAAAACAATATCCGAAGATAATCAAGTGTTTTATTGTGCTGCAAATATAGGATCCATATTGCAGTTAAAAAATATAAATGCCAATATGAGCTTCCTACCCATTAGAATGAAATGCATGAAAGCAGTTAAAACAAACGGTGGAATACAAAAGCTTTGGTTTCTCTCCAAAGAAGGTCTATTGAATATACTATCAAAAACAAGAAGCGTCAACGGTATCAAACTAGCGAAACATTTGAATATGAATATAAATGAATACATACCTGTATGTGATGAAAGAGAGAATCTTACTCATATAACGCAAGCTTTCATGGGAGAAACAATGCATACACAGTTTACTGTGTTGCGATACAAGATTGATCTTTATTTTCCGAAATATAAACTTGCAATTGAATTTGATGAAAGATTCCATTCACTGCAAATTGCTGCCGATCAGCAGCGAGAGGTAGAAATAAGTACAGAGCTTGGATGTACTTTTATCAGGTTTACCAAAACTGATAATATTTTCGAAATAATAAATAGGATATTTAAACACATTCACGTATGTAAATCTGCAACGCTCAACGGGACATTGGGGGCCCGATAAAGTATATAAAGACATCGTGATATATCATTGTAATCAGATGGA